CACTCCAGCCCACAACCAATAAGTCCACACCAATGATGATGTCATTGTTCTGAGCGAAGTGTATCATGGTATTATCCCCAAGTTAGGTTCATTCTCGTGTTCCTTGATATACGCTTGACATTCCTCGAGCGTTCCGTAGAAGCGATAATATTCGTCAGGCGAACAGCCTATCGAAGTATCTATTACTGCATGAGTCTTTCCCTTTTCCATGCCCTTTACTTTGTTTGGGTTGAACCACTTATCCACCAGTCGGGGATATATTCATAACTATTCATAATTTTCTTTCGTTTTTAATTTAGGGAATGAGACGTCTAACAGTCGTTCTAAGAAACTTTCCTATTCGGTGCTGACATCTCATTCGGTTTACTAATTACTTTCGCTTACAGGAAGCAAGAACACCTTATCAAAGTTCTTGATGACTGACATTGACGTAACGTCGCTATCAACCAATATTTTCCCACCCTTGATTTCTCTTACTGTATAGAGAGTCCCGTACACGTTCTTCACTGTCTTGAACCTGTCGCCAACCCTCAACTCTTCCAACTTGACTTCTTTATACTCTGAGCCATCGCCAAGACACAGAACTTCCTGGTCTTTGCTGTTTACCCGTACACAGTGAGGACAGGCATGACAGGCTGAACTCCCTATCTTGCAGCCTCCGTGAATGTTGCAGTCAGGCTGTAACTGGTTCCCTTCGAACCAAAACTTCATCTTTAACATATTACCAACATCTTTCAAAGTTACTCAATTTCTTACCACATCTACGACACTTTTGATAATGACCTGTTACATAGTGTCCTCCCTTGCGGGACTTCCCCCCTTACGGTTCAGAATGTTCTGTTTACCACGCCAGCGTTCTTCTATGACCGTTACAGGTTGATGACCGAACCAATCACACAGGGTCTGTCGCCATTTCCTGATTAGGGATTTTTGAATCTTCTTCCACTTCTTCATACGTTGCATTGAACCGTTTCTCTGACATTATAAATAACTCTCCTGTCTCGTCCGTGAACACCATATCCCCACGAGATACGGACTTCGTACCGCTGTCGCCTATGGCTTCGACATAACACTCTTCACGGTTCGTGAACTGTTGGTCAATATGGTAGTCGTTGGCTTTCAACTTCTCTACCACTTCGCTGAATGTATCATCGCTCAACTGAACGATGTCAAACATTCCTGAAACTTTCGCTTTAAACTTCTTTTTCATTCTTCTCTGGTTTTTGATGTTTAAAATACTTTTCGCCAAATACCTTGTTTATCCCGCCACCAACCATGAAGCCACCTGCACACAATAGGAACACTCCCAATTCGTTTAAATTTGTCTTGATGTACCCGTTGGTCACGACGTCCCAAATAAGACAGAAGCACACCACTAAACCGATAATGGCTCCTATGATTACGGACAGCAGCAAGGCAAACGATTTACTGCTGTCCAATGTCCCTGACTTAACAAGAGACCTGAAATAACTTGTCATTCTCATACCTGTATAGCGTTATGACGAACTCCTCTTTTATTTGTGAAGGACGTCATCGTATGCCTGCAACTCTATAAGGTCAATGAGGTCTCGCTTCGCTCTATGCATAGCGTTCTTGACCTGTTGAAGAGTGAACCCCAGTTCATCAGCCATTTCTTCGTAGGTGAAGTCATCAAAGAACCGCATCTGAATAACCCGTCTTGATGTCGACGGCATCTTCTGCATGACGCTCTTTACATATTCTATTCGCTGATTGAACGACAGGGATTCTTCAGGTGTACGGCTGTCGTCTATTACTTGTAACGTAGGTCGGTCATCTTCGGTATCGTCGAACCCCTCATCAATGCTGACGATATTCACTCGGTTCTTCTTACGAC